TGCCCAGCTCATTAACGTTGCCTTGGGTGGCACGCTAATTCAAGATATCGATACGCAATATACGCCAGAAAATGGTAATCCAATTGTGAAGCACGACCAATTCCCAGTGAAGTGGTATGAGCCCACGCATCGTTTGGATGTATTGCCAGATAACTTTTTGACGGGTACGTTGGGTGATAATCCAATTGTGAACTCATTCCACCATCAAGGTATTAAGCAGCTGGGCACAGATTTGCAACCTGCTGCGTTTGCGAGCGATGGGACGGTTGAAGCTTATCAGAGTTCGGATGCATCTGTCCGTGCTGTGCAATACCATCCTGAAATGATGTTCGAACGTGATAAGACACATTTGCGCGTCTTCCAAGACTTTGTTGATTATGTGAATAATCGTTGATATGACGGCTAAACCCTTTATTTAATGGGGTTTAGCCGTTTTTGATTTATGGATTATCCTGAATTTTAAATGTGTTGGTATCTGTCACAAAATATCGGTAAGTGTTGAAAAATTCGCACTTTTTCGCACTATTCGCACCGGATTTGCACCACAAAACTAGGCCACAAAAGGTGATTAATTGAGTTGGTCAAGCAATGCGATTGTCTTATTTTCTTCTGATTGTTGCTTGTGTTGAAGTAGGTGTGCATAGGTGTCTTGTGTGATTGAAACGTTAGAATGTCCAAGTCGTTTTGAAGCGTAACTGATGTCAACACCGCTCGATAGTAGATAAGAAACGTGTGAGTGGCGTAAACCGTGCAATGATACAATATTTTCAAATCCCAGTGATTTTTCTAATCGTTCGAGCCATCTATTAACGACACTTGGTGTTCTGCGGCCGTCAAATAGTTCGTTTGCAGCGTTCCAATTTTCTTTAGCACCAATGAATTTCTGATAGCTATCGAAAAAACGATTTGGCATAACGAGTGTACGATTTGACGTTTTTGTTTTAGGCGTTGTTACAGCGCCAGACAATTGTTTTGTTTTGCTAACGGTAATTGTCCGTGCATCCGAATCAATATCATTTTTAGTGAGGGCCAATGCTTCACCAGCACGTAGCCCGGAAAGTGATATTAGATACACCATAAACCCCGTTCGCCATGTGATAAGCTTATCATCGTTTTCAATGTATTCGATTAATGTAGTGAGTTCATCTAGTTGCAAAAATTTTTCAGACGCATCTTTTGAATCAGATCCTGGAATAGTGACTCCAAAGGTGGGGTCGTTTTGAATTAAGCCATCGTGAAAAGCTTGATTGATCACTAGTCTCAGCAACCTGTGACGTTTTGAAACAGTTTGTCTTTTCTTTCCGATTGCGTAATGGTTTAGGAACGATTGATACATCTGTCGTGTGATTTGGTCTAATGTTAAACCTGTAAAGTAAACGTCTACGACAAACTTCTTTTCGAATCTCCACGATTCATGGGTGGCTTCTTTCATGCCGGTTTCTAGGCGTAGTTTTGCATATTCATCAAAGTAGTCAGTAAAAAGAATTTGTGATCCTTTTTGTAGGGTTGGCTTGCCATGGTTGATAGAATACTCAGCTAACCAGGATTCAGCTTCTTTCTTTGTTTTGAACCCGCGCTTTGATTTCTTACGATATTTGCCGGAGGCATCTTTAAATGAGAAGTCAGCACGCCAACCGTGTTCGGTTTTATATACTGCCATTAGTTTAAACCTAACCTTTACATAAAAAATTTAGGCAGTTTAAAGACATGCCCGGGTCTGGTACAATTGAATACGTAAATAGGGCAGTAATGTTCTGTTTTTGTTGATACGCACACTACTTGTTTGGCGACGGGGAGTGTGCGTATTTTTTAACTATGTTCTTACTAAGGAACATAAACTATTGAAAACTTAGCTAAAATAGTGTTATTATGAATACAAGATAAAAACGTTTACGTCCGTTCTCGTTGTTTGTCGTCGGTTGAGAGTCCTGTTAGCGTCCGCTTTCAGGGCTTTTTTATTTTAGTTCAACCGTATTTGGGTTTTGAACGAAACTGTAGGCAAGAAAGTACCGGCGATAATCCGTTTTTTTAAGAACATCGTGAGGAACTGTATTTAGCAGATATTCTGTAAATGCAGCGACTTCTTGAGGCTTAAATTCTTCGATATGTTTTGTTATGAACTTTAGAGCTGTCGTGGTATTACTTACTCCAAGAGGTAATTGAGAATCGTACATTTGAACGGGCGTTTGATTATGATCCCGCATCGAACTAAATAAAATTTCACTATCTTTACTTATTGAGTAGGTGGGAGTAGATAACAAAATTTCTAGATTTGGGCGTCGGTGGTTGCGCTGACTAACTTTAGCTTTAACCTGTTCGTATTTTTCATATGAAGTTGCGATATCACTATTGTTAGCCAACTCGACAATCTTTGTAACAGGAAAGATTTCGTCAGATTGCTTCGAGTTAATAAAATCCAAAGCAAGAGGGAGTTTGAAATCTGCAACTGACTTAAGAAAATACGCTCGGATATAATCAACATAGTCCGGAATGCCTAAACCAAAGGCATTCTGAATTGTATCTGATGAAGCAATTGCAACGGCAACGTTTCGGTCAGCTATTTCATTTGGAAGATTATCTAAGTCGATTGAAGAAACTAGCACTGGTTGGCCACTATTATTGTTACCGCTCAAAATTAGTGATCTTATTGCGTCGCGATAACGTCTGATTTCGTTTGGGGACAGTCCTTGCTTAATTGTCGAAAGTTTGCTGTACACTAATCCAAAGTTATCGGTCTTTAATTCAGTAAATGCAATTGTTGTATTTGAATATTGCATAGTATTCAATGCTTCTTTGATTTCGTTCTCGTTAACTGTATATGCTACGACACCAATTCGTTTCGCCGCCGCATCAGCAGAATAAGGCATATTTGCCGACAAATCAGATAACAAAGATTTTATGTTTTTATCAGTTAGTGAGTATCCAATAAATACAATCGGAGACTCTGTTAGTTTTGATAAAATTTTTGCATTCACAAGTGTGTTTGTTTTTTCGATGTTTGTATAGTCTGATTTTGTTATCACAATTGAGTCGGGTTGAGAAACAGAACCGTGAATTTTATATAATTCACCGTAATCTTCGCTATTTTGGAAGAGTCCAGAGCTGCCAATGTTAATCTTTATGTCGTCGTCCAGAAGAGATTCGATCAGCATGTCATAGTTAGTCGTTACGATAAACCGAGCCTTCTTTAACATTGATTTAAGTGAATCTAATTCGTCTTTGTGCTCTTCGTTAGGTGTTAGATTCTTAAATATGTTTGCTACTTTAGTTTTAAAAGGTGACTGGTTCGTTTGATAAACATCACTGACTGATAGTTCTTCTATTGAAATTTGCTGCTTGAAGAACGCCCGATTGAACTGCGATTCGAGTTCTTCCGCTAAACGTGTTAATATTTCAAAATCATCATCTGCATATTCTTCTTTTAAAGTGAAGTACCTATCATAGAAAGTCTCAGTACCAAATGTCTCGCTCCAGATATTTTTGATTAAATCTGACCAACTAGGTGCATCAGAATAGTAACGCTTAGTTAATCCGGCTCCGGCAAAAATGATTGGATATTGATTTTCTTTAATCAAATCATCTAAGAACATAAAAATTACCTTTCTATCTCGACTTATGGTCGGGAATTTTTTGAAATTAATAAATTTAGCAGATATTTAGATATGCTATAGTGCTATTATTAGCAACAATGAATAATTGATTTCAACTTTTAATCTACATCTAAAGCTTTTAACGTGATTCCTGTCTGCACGTAAGCAACAAGGTGTATACTATTGTTGCTGGAGGTAAGGAAATGAAGATAGGAATGAGAAAGCCAAGTCCAATGCGTTCTATTAAAGCTAGAACAACAGGTAAGGCAAAACGAGCAGTTAAGAAGGCAATTATGCCTGGTTATGGTCAAAAGGGCATGGGCTGGTTAACAAACCCTAAGAAGGCTGCTTACAACAAAGTCTATAAAAAGACCACGTTCAGTATTTTTGATCTATTTAAATAATGTACTAGCACTGTGCCACCTTAACGGGTGGCTTTTTTAATCTATCTCAATGCCTTTTTCTTTTAAGTTTTCAATACACTCCGTCAAATAGACGTTGTCGTGCTCGGGGTAAATCGGCGAAGTCAGAACTTCACTTGATAGTGAAATATAAGAATCTTCCTTAGTGCCACGGTACAAGGGGTCTAACCATAATTCGTTAGGTTTATACCCGCGACTTAACATCTCGTTCATTACTAGTTGGTGATATTGAAATAATTTGTACGGTGAGTGGTTAAAGACGTAATTCACAGTTGCATGCTTCTTGCCCCAACCACCGCCACGAAGTGCACAACACTCTCTATGTTGCCCTAGCAATTGCTGACGAGGGAGTTTTGAGATTAAAGATTCGTGCCACAATCTCATATTAATAACTCCTTTCTAGGTAACGTGGTTAGTACGTCCAATTTTTAAAGAAGTAAAGATAGATAAAATCAACTATTGCGAAACCAACTATCCATGTAGCAGCTACGTGTTTAAAATAAGCTTCTTTCAACTTAAAGTAAACATATAGAGATATAGAGATTAGCAATAGTAATGCGTTGACAATGATTAAAATTGCACGTAGCAAACGAATGCCTCACTTTCATACTTGCATAACCGCTTCGCGAGACATATCTTCAAAGTAAGCAGGTAGTCCCAATACGTCCATAAAATTAACGTAGTTTCTATATTCGACGGGAGTATCTTGGAAGAATAAAGCAGCTAAAAAATTCAACGCGAATTCGTGAGCATGACGTTCTTCCATTTTCTTACTATAAGGTGAGAATGCATAAACACCCTGACTACCCGTGTCTCCATCGATGAGGTGAGCTAATTCGTGCGCCAACCGAAAGGCGTATGAAAATTTAGTTTTAAATGAAACGTTCATGAAGATAACTTTATCTTCAACGATTGCTACATCTGGATCGTGAATGCCAGCATTAACTTTGATAATCACGATTCCACATTGACGAGCAATCGAGTTTAACTTTGAGATGACCGTTTGTATCACTCATCATCACCTCGTAACTTACGTAAGCTGCGGACTTGGTCGATGATGAATTGCTTGTAATCATCTGATAACTCAATACCGTCCAACGCAAGAATAGTAGTATCTTGTTCAAGGTCTACTGTTTTATCGTCCTTCTTATTACTGTGCATCTCATCAGTGTTACCTAATAGGTAGTCTACTGATACGCCGAGGACGTCTGCCACGGCTTGTAAATTATTGTGACTAGGCTCTTTGGTTTTCCAAGAATATATGGTGTTCTTACCCAGATGAGCCATTTCGTTAACCTTAGTAAGGTTATATCCTCTGAGTTTAGAAACTTCTTTTATTCGTTCCAATACTGTCATATTAAGGGTTTCTCCTGAATATGATGAATAAAAATTAGTCTTAGTCTAAATAAATGCTTGCAATATTTTAGACTTAGGCTTATATTTAATTCATCAAGTAATTGAGCAACAAAAAACAGACCTAAAATAATCAATGCTTTGGCGAGCGAATGTTGATATACAGGCGTTTATTGTGCTTTTTCGTATGCCTTTATATTAGACCTAGTCTAAAAATAAGTCAATAACTTGATAATAAATAAACAGAAAGGAGGTTGTGAAGATGGATGAATTAAAAATCAAGGCAGAAATAACTGAAATAAAAAAAGAAGTTGCTTCACTTAAAGGCGAAGTAGCTTCTTTAAAAACAGAATTTAAGTATTTAAAAAATTAACTAAATTCCAAATGTTTATTGTCAGCAGCTTTGGCTACGGTGTAACCAGCCTTTTGACCCTCTGCAATCAGTTCATCAATTGATAAAGCATAATCATTAGGATCAATGGTTGCTGTATCACCAGGCTCATTAAAGTTTGCGTCTAATAGCTCATTTAAATCATCTAATCCAAGTTTTGGACGGTGATTATAGTGTTTTTGAGTTAGTCCCATTGTCATGTACTCCCTTTCATTCAATGTAGGGGAGAATTGCGACACTCACAGTATAAATACTATCACAAATAAACAAAGGAGGTTGGGTCATGACAGCAACAACAATTGAAGAACAAGAAGAGGCGCTAAAGCGCAAGATTAAGAAGCGCATCAAAGATGAGTTGTGGGAGCGCGATGATATGAAGCAATTTCAACTTGCTGAGATGATTGGCGAGGGTGAGTCACAAACCAATCGTGCGATTAACGGTGATAATTCACCCAAGTCACGAGTGATTCGTAAGAAGATTTTCACATTGTTTAACATCACAGATTTATAAGGAGAAATAAACATGACAAACGAAGTACAAGTATTTAACGGCTTGAAGGTTAAGGAAGTAAACGGACAAGTGATGTTCGATGCAGAAAGTGCAGCAGTAGGAATTGGACTTACTCAAATCAAGAACGGGACAACTTACGTGCGATGGGAACGCGTAAATGCATTGCTGAAAAATTCCCCACGAGTGGGGAAAGGTGATTTCATCACCGAACCGCAAGTTTACACACTAGCAATCAAGGCAGAGAGTGAACAAGCTGATAAATTCCAGAATTGGCTAACAACCGAAGTATTGCCAAGCATTCGCAAGACTGGTGGTTATCAAGCAAAGCCAATGACCCCAATGGAATTGCTAGAAACGCAATTCGAAGCATTGAAGGAAGTCAGTGCTGATCAACAAGAGTTGCGTGGTGAGTTTGCCGAACTGAAGGAACAGTTTGGACTGCCTAATGATTTGCGTAAGCGATTTACAAAGGCACGTAACAAGCGAGTTGTTGAAGTTATGGGTGGTTACTACGGAACAGCCTACAACACTAAGAAGTTGCGCAACGCAGTATACCGTCAACTTGGAAACGTCATTAAAGACCGTTTTGTTATTAGTGAGTTCGCCAGCTTGCCAATGTCGAAGTTCGATGAAGCAATGCGTTTGACTCAAAACTGGCAACCGGACGAGGTGTTGACGTTTGCAATCAACGGAGCCAATGAACAACCACTTTTGGAGGTGTAGGAATGGGAAAAAGCACTAAGGAATTAACAAACGAATTAGTACGACGTGAAGGTATCGAGATTATCGAAGTTTTACCATACGAAATCGCAACAATCAAAAAGGACCAAACAACCCATGAAGTTGTTGGCCCAGCAATTATCCTAATTAATCAAGACTAAACGCGGTGATTAGGAAGGTTCTTAATGAAACGAGCATGGTAGGCACCCTTGGAAGACGCAGAAAGCAGTCCATTGTAAAGCAATTGAGACGCTGATGGATATGCATACACTGAACCGTTATTAAAACGAATATATAAGGTGCTTGTATTTTCATCAAACGCAGCAGCGGAAATGTTTGATGAAGTAAGTGGTGTCCAATTCATAAGTTCAGGTCCTTTCACATTTGTAGGGGAGAATTGCGACGCTCACAAACAAAATATTAGCACAAATAAACAAAGGAGGTTATGGCATGACACAAGAAAAGAAACAACAAATTGCAGAAGCACTAGCCGGTATTTCATACGGTGATTGGAAAGAAATAGAAAGTATTGTTGAACACAGTTATCGCGTTACAAAAAAAGAACTAACCTCCGCCGAGATTAGTTCGAAAATGAATGCATTCCCGCTACATTCAGATAACAATTAGTCAGTTGTCACAATTTGAAAGTCAAAGGGACTTACACGATAATCATGACCTTTGTAATTGACCCATACAAAGGGATATTTTTCCAATTTTTCAGGAAATTCATTTATAGGCAATGAATCAAGCAAGCCACCTTCTGACCACCAAACACTTGGGGAACTATAGTTTCTAGAAATAACTGAATCGGGATCGTCCGATAGGTTTACCCAACCATATGGAGCCAAATTAGCATATATTTTTCGAGCCATATTGATTTCTCCTTTCATTAGGACTAAACAAATGAACCATTGGAAAATCGGATTCAAAAACTTTTCCATAAATGTTTATAACACAAAACGGAAATAAACGAACGGAGAGTTAGCAACATGTTACTAGCAGATTTAATCAATGATGGCCTGCGTTTAAAGGGCAATAAGACCCGTTATTGGTTAGCGAATGTAACGGGTGTATCTATCGCAGCGTTATATGACGTAACGAATGGAAAACGGAAAAGTTTAACGTTACCAGCGATGGTAAAAGTAGCCATTGCGCTGGACTTAGATTTAAACGAACTAAAGAAAATTGATTGGGAGGATTAGTTATGACGCGTTTTTCAGAAGAAAAGGCCACAATCGATGAACTTGAGCAACTGCGAGTAGTTGGACAAGTTGGTGCAAGGCGAATACTAGGGCGTTCGTTATGGTACTTCAAGGAACATATTCGTTACTCCAAGAAGTTTGCCCAAAACGTACCTAATAAGACGCCCAACGCACATCATCCAACTTACTTGGTTTCTGATGTATTGCGTTATCGCAAACTTAATGATTGGTGGTGAATATTATGGATCAAATAACCTTGGCAGTATTTTTCGGGCTAATGCTTATGGGCATGGCACTATTTTCTCTCGTTGGGGTGATTGCTTACTACTCATTTCTTGGGTTGAAGTATGTCTGGTTAAAGCGATTGGGACCTGCGGTTTACTACCTGATTACAGGCGACGCTAAGTCTTTGCCTAACAGAAAGGTAGTTCTATGAAAGTCGGAGAATTTGTAAATCTGCAACAGGTTCTCACTTATAACAAGGTGCATAACGTTGAAGCTCGTTCATTACCGACTGGTGGTGTTCAACTGGGCATTCACGTTAAGAACCACATTGAGTGGGCAACAACACGAGAAGATGTGTTCGACATCTTGGATAAATTGGAAGGTGGTAATTAGATGGATTTCAAGGGGCCAATGGGAGTTGGTGATATTCACTACAACTTTGCAAAGCCTGCGAAGTTTGATGTTGAAGCAGAGAAGGAACGAATTCTTAAAAGTGCGGTTGAACGGCCGAATAAGGCATTGTCTGAATATGAGAGGCGGTATCGTCGATTTGCGAAATACCTATCGGATTACATGGTCGGGAAGAATGCTGATGAACGTGATGATTTAGTATCACAAGCAAGCCAAGAGTCTGGCTTATCATTCATTACTGCTAGTGATTCACGCTATCTCGGACGTTTTGTTCGGGAACGCAGCGAAGATCAGTTAAAAGATACACCGTTCAACAAGCCGAATATAACATCGGCGGTTGGTTACGAAGATAGATATAAAGCATTCAAGCGTGCCATGGATTCTAAGCGACCTGAACAATCGTTTTCAGAGATTGCGACGCCGATTGCTAAACAGCTACGAATGAGTCTGGCATCGTTGTACAACGCAAAGTACAGGGGCCGATACGACAGGGAAAAGAAAAACGCCTAACGGCTGCAACCGTTAAGCGTTGGGTAATTACTTTGTGTACGTTAATTACCCGTTAATCATATCACGAAAGGAAAGCGTATGGCGATTTTCACCAATTCAGATTATGAACCAGAAGATGATCCGATACCTTGGGGTGTTGACTTCAAAGGTGACGACATCGAAATCGGCGAGTTAGACATCGTAGAAATCGGTGGCGAATATGTACGCCTTGATGACGCTAAAGAGTGGCTAGTTGCTAATGCAACAGTAGTGAACACGGAGGAATGATTATGTTACGGAAGAACGCATATAACCCAGCACCGGAGTTAATGGAAGCGTTGGCAAAGGTTCAATTGAACATGGTGCAACCAACAAAAACAAAAAATGGGCATTTTGGTAAGTACGCGGATTTGGCGGATATTGACAACGCTGTTCGATTGGCAATTAAGAATTCGGAAGAACCATTGGCTTATACACAATCAATTAACACAGACATCGACGCAAACGGAAAGCGTATGGCACAAATTGTCACGACGATTACACATTCTTCAGGTGAATATATCGAAGTGGAAGGATTGCCGGTTGAGTTCGGTCAATCACCACAACAAATGTTGGCCAATACAACCTATGCACGACGAGGAAGTTTAGCGGCTGCCTTTGGGATTGTAGCAGATGATGATGACGATGGTGAAAACATTACAGCATTAAAGCAAGAGCAAATTAAACACGATAATGTTCGCAAAGCGATCATTGCTAAGTTGAAGGAAGTCTTGAAATCAGTACCCAAAGAGAAGCTGGAGCAAGTGTTCGCTACCGGAGGTATGACTTCTAAAGACAATAACGATACGCAACTTAACAAGTTGTCAGCTGATAAAGCTTCGCTATTAGCGGGTGCTGCGATATTCGCTAAGAACGACGCTGGTATCGAGTAATGGATATATGGGGACGTATCACTAACATCAGCGGTAACAGAGTAACGATGTCGGTTGAAGATGCGCAAGAGTTGGCAACGTTGTCACTCTACACTTCTGAAGAACAACCCCAGGCAGTCATTAGTATCGCTGATGAGCGAAGTATCAGTCGTATACAACGCAAAAAAGCATATGCAATTATCGGTGAGATAGCGAAGTGGTCAGGATATACACCGGAAGAAGCTAAGGAGTGGATGAAATTCTACTACGAGGCAGAAACAGGTGATCAACATTTCTCATTTGTTGATACAGACATGACAACAGCACGTAATTTCATCTCATACCTGCTTGATTACGCAGTTAAGAACCATATACCGATGTCTAAGAGCGGTTTGGCGTATATGGACGATGTAGAAGCTTATATGTATTCATCGTTGAGTCACCGAAGCTGTGTGGTGTGTGGACGACCTGCTGATGTTCACCACATCGACACTGTTGGAATGGGTAATGACCGAAATCTGGTAGACCACCGACAAAAGCATCTAATTGCATTATGCCGAGTTCACCACAATGAAGCACACAACATTGGGTGGCCGGCATTTGAACATAAATATCACGTTAAGGGAATCAAGTTAGATCCTGAAACATTACAACGTCTCGGAATCATGACATTTAAGCGTATGGAGGAAATAGACAATGAATCACGTCTCACTAATCGGTCGGCTCACTAAGGAGCCAGAACTAAGGTACACCACGTCAGGTGCAGCAGTTGCATCAGGAACAATCGCAGTTAACCGAGATTTTACGAACGCTAATGGGGAGCGTGAGAGTGACTTTATCAACTTTGTAATTTGGCGCAAGGCTGCCGAAAACTTTGTCAATATGACCGCTAAGGGGTCACAGGTTGGTTTGGAAGGTTCTTGGCAAACACGAAGCTATGAGAACCAACAAGGACAGCGTGTATACGTTTCTGAACTAGTAGTAAGTAACTTTACTTTAGTTGAAACAAAAGAGCAGACAGAGCAACGCAAGGGGCAATCAGCACAACAAGGTAATGGTGGGTTCAAGAGTACACCATCACAAAACAACTTCAATGGTCAGCAAGCACCACAGCAAGGTGGTTTCTCGCCTAATGATATGTACGGTAAAGACTTACCGCCGTTGAACGATGATGACCTTCCATTTTAAGGAGTGAACAATGGCAGAGAAACGATATTTTTGGTTGAAGTTGCAGCAAGACTTCTTCGGTCGTAAAGAAATTAAAATGTTACGTCGAATTGCTGGTGGCGATACCTACACGGTCATCTATCTGAAAATGCTTTTAAAAAGTTTACAGACTGACGGAAAGCTATATTACGAGGGTATCAGCAATGACTTTGTCGAAGAGATTGCGCTAGATATTGATGAGGATTACGAAAACGTCTCAGTTACGGTCAATTACCTTCGCAGTAAGGGGCTGTTAATCGATAGTGGTGTTGATGAAGTTGAGTTAACCAGTGTTAAGTCATTGGTTGGATCAGAAAGTTCTGGTGCTGAACGAAAGCGCCGTCAACGTGAGCGTGAACGAACATTAATTGAGACGAAGCGTGACAATGTCACGGGCCAGTCACGGTTGGGTCACGTAGAGTTAGAGAAAGAGATAGATATAGAGAAAGAGCAAGAGGTAGAAACGCCGGCTATGCCGACCGACCTTTCAGTTCGTCAACAAATTATGCAAACAGTTGGTGAAAATGGCTTTTCAGATGTGCTTTCACCACACCAACTAGAACTACTGGTGGATTATGTTGAAGGTGACGGATTAAGTGTTGATGTTATTGCCAAAGCAATTGCTTATGCATCTGATAAGAACATTAGGAAGTTTAACTATATAAAGGCAATTCTAGAAGCCAAGGTGAAGCAGGGAATTAAAACACTTGCTGATTGGAAAGTTTCGGAAGGTAAGCACCAACAAAAACAGGTGAATGATCAGGTGCCAGATTGGATGCGTGAACTTAATGACGAACTGGAGGGCAACTAATGAATACTACAAGCGATTGGGTGCGTGAGTTGCAACAACGTGGGTTAACACCTAAGACGTTGACACCAGAAGAGCGTGCTGAAAAAGAAAAGGCTGATGCTGAACGCATTACTAAATCGTGGCAAGCACAAGAACGCGTTAAATATCAACGCATGAGCTTGTGGGGAGAGACAGAGACGCGTTCTTTTAAGTTTGAAGACTGGAACCCACAAATGCAACGAAACGAGCAGACAGCGCGTGATATTGGCAATCAGGCATATGCAATGACAAATGAGATGCGCAACGGACTGTTCAATGTGTTCCTGTTCGGTCGAGCCGGTGCTGGTAAAACATCGTTGGCATTGGCAATGATGATCCGATTAAGCGATCGCTACACAACGATGTTCGTGTCGGTTGTTGAATGGCGCAACTTGAAATTTAAGTCATTCAAGGACAACAAGGTTGCTGAACGTTTGAACCTAACGGAAAAGTTTATGCGTGAGGTAGAAGTATTGGTTCTTGATGATTTTGGAAAAGAGACACAGGCCGAAGCAAAAGAGACCGTGTCGTCGATGCTATTTGAATTAGCAGACGCTAGAAGGGGCAAGGCGACGATTATCACGTCAAACGATGATTTGACCGGATTGGCGTTGAAATACGACCAGGCGGTCTTGTCACGGTTAATTACGAAGGATATTAAGCACATCATCACGACGAACAAGCTTGATGATGTCAGAAAGGTTTAATCATGAACGAAGAGAAGCAATATGTGAACCGTGGATACGCGGTTGTGGCGAATTTCATGGGTGAAGCGCGTTACTGGAATGGTATGACCTACGATGAAGCGCAACAAGATTTCTTGGATAAGCAACATTATTTGGGAGAGATTGGGGTTAAGTCAGAAGACATCTGGATCGAGTACAACGGACAAAAGTTGCCACAAATGACGCGAGCGGAAGATTTGCCAGACGTGCCACATGAATTGGCAGAGGCAATCGCTAACGATTATCACGAGACACTAACTGGTTTCGTTAAGTGGCTGCGCTCGAAGCCGACTGACTGGTATTTGATTGGTCAACCTGAATTGTTGGCTAGGGCGTATATGAATGGCCACTAAGCTTGTACAGACAACGAATAGCCAAGGGTGAAAAGACTGTAAGCCCGTATGGAGGAAATTAACATGGGTAAGAAAATGCCAACGTATGTCGTGTTCAACATGAGCATGGGAAACAATCACCACACACCAGTTGCGAAAGGTGATGATTTAGATGAGTTGCTGGTGCAATATCATGGCAAGGAGTATCAAGTCATGGCAGTTAAGCCAGTATTTGAACGAGAGGAATGGTAATGCGCATTACAGGCAAGAAGATGAACGAGGTAGCGCAAGAGGCGTTGGAACAGATTGAGTTGGAGGAAGACTAGATGGTTAATTTTTTTAAGTTGCTATTTGGAGGAGCGTTAATCGGGTTGTTCTTCGCACTAGCCGTTTGGTGGGTGTTCTATATTTGGCAAATTCTATTGAGTGAAGCGTTGTAAAAGGAAGGTAGATCAAATGAACAACTCGAAAGAAGAGGATCATGCGTAAGTATTACTATTTCCGAGATAAGCAAGGCTACTTCAAACTCGCTTATACGCCAGAAGGCAATCGTGTGATTGCGCGGACGTGGAACAAGCGCCAGGCATATCGAACAAGTAGCAAGTGGCTCATCAAGCATATGGTCAGCAAGTGGTTAGCTGGCTATTACTATTGGGTAGAAGAAGGATAAACAAAAAGCGCCAGACCGAAGTCCAGCGCCAGGTAAAAGAATTGGGAGTAAGTTCATTTTAACATGGTTCGGAGGACGTAGGAATGGCACTTTTACCAGCGGTGAATGAGAAGGCAACAAGAGAAGCGGTTCGAGAGTTTTTTGATAGTGAGTGGCCACGTATCGTTAACATGGCTGATATGGGATATGTTGATTTGAAGTCAGTTGAAATTTCAGACATGCCAAGTGCACGATCATTTGGCAATGCTAACGATGAGAGGTTCACGAACCACACTGACGCTGTGTACTACTACGATGCCGTTATCCATGCCATTAAAGTCATGACACAGCCACACAGGCACTTCATGTGGTTGCGATACGTTCGACACTTAGAATGGTTGCAAGTAGAAGCGCTGACTGGTTACAGCACACGTCGTGGCCAAGAGATTATCGATGAAGCGTTTTTGTTGTTCGCCGATAAGTTTGCTGACGTTGATGATTTACGAGTTAAAGAATAATTTGGAAAGCGCGTATATGGTTCATAAGTGCCGCATGCAAGGTGCGGGTGTTCCAAGTTATTATGATAGAGTACCAAAGTTGAAATAAATCTCTGATTTATTGAATCAAGTATTGTGGATTGCGAGAGCAAGGGTTGAAATACTCTTGTAGTTTAAAGCATGTGTGGTGGAATAGGTAGGTCATCTGTCAGGTGCAAATCCTGACCACATGCATCACATAGCAAAAATAAATTAAAGGATAATCTTCCTTATGTTTGTTTTAAACGACACTGCCAGTTGCTATGTCTGGCGTACATACTCAAAACTATTAAGGATAAACTTTGATAGTTATTACCGGGATCAGGACTTGTATGTGGTCGCTGGTCAGTACATATCAATAAAGAGTATATGAATATACTTTCACTTTTTGTTTTCGTGCCGTGGCTCCAGATATGTGAGCGCACGGATTTTCTCTGTCACCAAAAAATTATTTGTAGGAGGATAGCATGTTTGTTTTATTAAATTTTTTACTCATATTTTTTTCGTTTTTTATTGGCTATATTGTGGGATACAAAGATAAACTATTTAAGAAGTAATGCTAGTGTCGAAATTAAAATTGCAACTATGGGTAATAGAAATTCTTTGAGATTATTCATAATGATGTATGCAGGTGAAGATTCATCTGTATTGAGAAGTACTTTCTTTATGAGCATGCCTAAGTTTAAGAAAGTCAACGTCAAAAGGATGTAGACGAAAATAGATAAAACCAAGCCAAATAGAATTACCGCAGTGTTGAAATCTAAAAGAAAGTTGTGCTCTGGGTAAACTAAGTGTTCAATTATAACGCTAGAGAGCTGAAGTAATAACAATGGCGCGGCTTGGAAAAAGATTGATATTACCTTTCGAATCCGGCCAGTCCATTCCAACCCAATGCGCAATAGATGGGCTTTTTTGTGTTTACCCTCAATTTCTAGCACACTTACTAATATATTATATGCACTAGTATTTTTCTTGTGTGTTTCTATGGTGAGTGAATTAATAAAAAACATTAAAGCACTAAGGAAGATTATTAGGACGTAGTATATTTTCCAGGTATCCATTTGTAGTAATTTACTAACTAAGTCTAGATTTACTTTTTCAAGAGACAGATATTTAAATAACAGCAATTGAATAGTGCCATAAAGTGCTAAAAATAAACTGGTTTTAAACAGAAATTTAGTCATGCGTATTTTGAATAGAGGTTTGGCGTCCATCGGTTGATCTCCCTATTTTTATTTACATACAAATATATACACATACCGCCGGAAAAATAAATGCATTTGAATAGTTTATAAGCATGACTAAGGTTATCCAGTGGGGTAGCCTTTATTAACAAATCAACCATATTTTTGATAGAATGTATTCTATAGAAAGGAAATTTAAAAATGAAAAAAACATATAGAATTTGTGAAAGATGCGGAAAGAAGAACGAAATTGTTAAATCTACCTATCCAGCTCCTGATGGGTTTGATCATGACTGTTCATGTGCTTATTGTGATTATACTTTTTTCACCATAAGTAAAAAATCATTAGATGATTATCTTGCTATTAAGACTGACCAAGATGATTGATAACTTTCATCAAATATATTATTAAATAATTATTGAGGTAACAATTATTCGATTGTTGCCTTTTTATTTTGCAGTGAAAGGAGAACGGCATATGAGCTTGAATGAGCGACAGGAACGGTTTGTTGATGAATGGGTCCGAAATGGCGGAAACGGCGCACAGGCGGCACGCGAAGCTGGTTATAGCGAAAGAACTGCTAGAAGTATCGCACAACGTTTGTTGACAAATGTTGACGTTAAAGAAGCTATCCAAGCAAGACAAGCCGAACTCCGAGAACAGCGACGTATGACAACTGACAACGTGATCGAATTCTTTGAAAAGGTTGTTCAGGGTGAAATAGGTGAGCAGGAAGTGACGCCGTCTGGAAAAGTTATTGAGGTGCCGACAAAGGTTAACAACCGGATTAAGGCTGCCGAAAACTTGGGTAAGGTACTTGGTATCTTCCAGGCTGAAAGCGTCGTAGAAGTGAAGCCAATCGTTGTGATGGGTGATTACACGGAGGATGAAGATGAGTAAGAATGAACAGTTGACGTTGGAGTTTCCGAAGCCGGCGCGAGTGTTCAACAAACAAGTCTTTGATTATCTGTATGATTACGACTCACGCGTTGATTTGTGGTACGGCGGTGCGTCGTCTGGTAAGTCTGCTGGTGTAGTGCAAAAAGTTATATTGAAAGCGTTGGGTGATTGGAAAATTCCCCGGCGCTTTTTAATTTTGCGCAAAGTCGGTGCGACTGTTAAGGACTCAATCTTCGAGGACTTTATTTCACGGCTGACCGAGTGGGGCCTGATGCCATACGCAAAGGTTCGAAACACTGACTATCGAATTAAGTTGTCGAATGGTGCTGAGTTTATTTTCAAAGGACTTGATAACCCAGAAAAGATTAAGTCGGTAAAGGGTATCAGTGACGTCATGATGGAAGAAGCCACTGAGTTCACGTTGGACGATTTCAATCAACTTGATTTGCGTTTGCGTGAACGTAAGCATCCCCAGAAACAAATATTTATTATGTTTAACCCAGTGTCTAAAGCCAATTGGGTGTATAAGCAATTCTTTGAGCGAACGGATCCGGACACGAAAATTCATTTGTCGACGTACAAGGATAATAAGTTTTTAGATGACGCCAATCGACGACGTATTGAACAACTGAGCGAAACTAACGGCGCATACTACAAGATTTACGCGCTGGGAGAGTTTGCGACACTGGATAAGCTGATATTCCCTAAGTACGAGAAACGACTTCTACGGGCCGACAGTGACGAATTAAAGGGTGTTCCGTCATACTTCGGACTGGACTTTGGATATACCAATGACCCGACGGCATTTGTGCATATCAAGCTGGACGTTGAAAACAAGGTGCTGTATATCCTAGAAGCAACCGGTAAAACAGGAATGTTAAATGGTGAAATAGCACAGATGATTAAAGACTTAGGACACAGCAAAGAAACGATTATTGCTGATGCAGCCGAGCCAAAATCAATTGCTGAGATACGCAAATCTGGTATTGACCGGATAACAAAGGCACGCAAAGGTCCTGACAGTATTAGACACGGTATTGAATATTTACAGCAATTCAGAATCGTTGTTGATGAGCGATTGTTTCAGGTGATTGAGGAGCTGGACAACTACACGTGGCAAAAGGATAAGAAAACAGGCGAGTACATTAATAAGCCCGTTGATAGTTTTAACCACTTTTTGGACGCGGTTCGTTACGCAGCCGACAAGCAGTCGCTTAAGAGTGCCGATTCATTTGAACAAAAGCTGAGAAAGGCACGCACGTACTTTGGATAGGAGCAGTTATGAGTATTGATTTTTTGAGAAAAGGCCGATTTAACCCTAATGCGAATGATGTATTTTTTATGAATGCTGACGATTACGCAATTATGGACCCGGCGGCCGAAGGATTTATTAATCAGTTAGATCGTTTCATTAACCGGCATAAGTCGTCGCAGATGAACCGGTTAAAAGCGTTGAAGCGTTACTATCTTGCTGACAATGATATTCGTTATAAGGAGCCAAAGTCGGATAAGACAGCAGCAGACAATCGTATTGCCAGTGATTTTGCACGATACATTACGATTTTTGAGCAGAGTTATATGCTGGGTAAGCCGGTGGTCTATAAGAACGCGTCAGATAAGACGTTGCAAGAAGAGATTGATGATTTTTCAAAGCAGAACAATGAGAGTTACCACAATGTGTTAATTAAGACCGACTTGTCAATTTACGGCCGGGCCTATGAGTTGCTATACGTTGACGGTGATGAGAATAACGTTCAAGTAAGGCTTGCCCGATTAAACCCGGAGCAAGTCTTTGTTGTATATGACGATACGGTGCAACGTAATTCGTTGTTTGCGGTTCGTTATTACCGCGTTCGATACGAAGAAGGCAAGTTCCGTGATTTTGTTGAAGTGTACACGAACGATAAGGTGTATTACTACCGCAATGACAATCAAGAAGCTGGAGGCATGAAGTTTGTTGAGGAAACAACTCACGAGTTCGACGGTGTGCCGGTTACTGAATATGCCAGCAACGAGGACAGGACAGGTGCTTATGAAGCTGTTCTGGATACAATCGACGCTTATGATTTGGCCCAATCAGAATTGGCAAATACTCAGGAAGATTTCAACAATGCACTGTTGATGATTAAGGGTAATCCATTCACCGGTAGTGATGATAACCCGGTAATTGTTGACGAAGACGGCAAGGAAATGCCAAATCCTAACTTCATTGGTAATGTGGTTGCGCAAATGAAGCAGGCCCGCTTGTTGATTATGGATGACAATCCTGACGAAAACGGTGCTGAACCTGATGCCGAGTATCTGACAAAGACTTACGACTCAGCAGGTACTAAGTCGTACATTGACCGATTGGTTGGTGATATTCTGCGGTTTACATTTACACCAGATACCAGTGACCAGAACTTTTCGGGAGTTCAGTCTGGTGAAGCTATGAAGTATAAGCTGATGGCTGCCGACAATCGACGTGTGACACAAGAACGTTTGTTTGAACGTGGACTTATGCGACGTTTGCGCTTAGCGGTAAATGTTTGGCGTATCAAGGGTAATTCGAGCGTTAATTATGATGCAATCAATGACACGGAAATCTTATTCACGCCAAATATTCCACAGAACGTGAATGAATTGATTGCTAACGTTAAGAGCTTGTATGGCATTGTCAGTGATGAAACGTTACTTGAACTACTGAAGCAATTCACTGGTGTTGATGCGGACGAAGAATTGAAGCGATTGGGAAAGCAAAAGGCAGATAATCAGTTGATGTTCAACGGTCAAACCAATGATTATCCAAATCCTGATCAAGAAGGTGTAATCGAAGATGGTGACGAGTAAAGATTACTGGACAAAACGCATGGACGGCATATTCGATAGGCTGGATAAGAAGGAAGTCAAACTCAATGATGAGTTGATGAAGTATTATCAGGATGCGCTGACCGATATTAACGATAAAATCTACAAGTTCTATGACCGATACGGCAAAGATAACGGGTTCGATTATGAAGAAGCCATTAAACAGGTCAGGGGCACCGATTTAAGCGACTATGTGAAGCGTGCGAATAATTACCGTAAAGGTCTGCAAAACGACGCAGAAGCGCTTAAGAGGCTTAATGCGCAATATGTTACGGCGAAGATTAACCGTCTTGAATTGTTGAAGCTTGAACTTGAATTCTCAATGATACAAGCAACGAATAGCCAGGAAGGCACGTTGACCGATTATCTATCTAATCAGAGTAAGTATGTTTATGGGGCTGCGGTCGCTGGACAAGCTGTTTCAACATTGAATAATCGTGAAATAAAGGAGATATTGTCTAGTCAATGGAGTGGTGCTAATTACTCAACGCGCATATGGCGTAACGCTGATGTGATGGTCAATGCATTGAAGGACGCATTGGTTCAAGCAGCTATTCGTGGTGATAACCCACGTGTGACGGCGCGTGCATTGGCAAAGAAGCTGGGTTCAGGACGTTATGTGACAGAACGTTTGGTGCGAACCGAATCAACTTACGTTGCTAATCAAGCAATTTCACGTCGTTATAAAGATTCAGGATTTAAGCAATATGAATTCGTAGCGGTGATGGATGATCGGACGTCTAATGTTTGCCGTGGATTGAACGGTACTGTGCACAAGTTGTCAGATTTTGTATCTGGTGACAATGCACCGGCTATGCATCCAAACTGCCGTAGCCGTATTGTGCCAAGTGATGATGACTTGGCAATGTTTGATAAGTATTTGGACAAGACGTCTGACGAGTAATTTCGTTAGGCGTTTTTGTTTTGTCTGACTTTCCCAGCGCAGTCGTTAAAGAACGTTGTTTCGTCGCCGGACGTAAAACGAGTATAGCCGGCGGGCGTAAAACGTTAAGGAGTTGTAATGGCGGAAGTAGTTGAGGACCAAGAGCAAGTGACGGACGCGGCGGACAATGACGCTACACCTGAAACTGGCAACATTGAGAAGACGTTCACACGAAGCGAACTATCTAAGATGATGGCAGCTGAAAAGGCTAAGTGGGAGAACGAGAAGCAAGCTGAAGTTGAAAATGCCAGGAATGAGGCAGAACGCTTAGCTAAGTTGAGTAAGGATGAGCGTTCTGCTGAGATGGCAAAGAAGCGAGAAAACGAATTGGCAGAGCGTGAACGCAAGGTGCAACGTTCGGAATTGTTGATTGAAACGCGCGATCAATTAAATAATTCGGGATTGCCAGTTGAATTTGCTGAAATGGTTATGGCTGATGATGCTGAACAAATTCAAAACAACATTAAGGTGACCAAGACGGCCTTTGATGAAGCAGTTGAACATGAAGTGAACAAGCGATTGCTACAAAAGACGCCTAAGAATGGTGGTGCTGGTGGCACTTCAATGACTAAGGCCGATATTTTCGCAATCAAGGACACGAAGGAACGTCAACAAGCGATTGCAGAACACATTGACCTATTTGGTCGTAACTAAGATTGGAGAATTAAAACATGGCAGTAGAAAATAACTTAAATGTAGCAGCAGACTTGGGAGAAATTAAGTCAATTGATTTCTTGAACCGATTTGGTACGTCAATTAATGATTTGTTGACGTTGTTGGGTGTTACCCGAATGGAACCAATGACGTCAGACATGCAAATTAAGCTTTACGAGTGGGCCACAGACGTTGATACGGCTGCAACAGTTGGCGAAGGTGAGACGATTCCATTGTCAAAGGTCACTCGTAAGCTGGCCCGTACGGTGCAAGTTGGATGGATCAAGAAGCGTCGCGCGGTTTCAGAAGAAGCAATCGCACGTCATGGTGCCGACATTGCTATTGACCAAGCCGACACGAAGCTGATGCGTGAAATTCAATCAGGCATCAAGACTGATTTCGTAACGGCGTTGGGTGAAACAACGAACACGTTGACGGCAGGTGATTTGCAAGTCGCTTTGTCAAAGTCTTGGGGGAAGTTGCAAACTATTCCAGAATTTGAAGGTGCTCCATTGGTTTCATTCGTTAACCCAATGGACGTTGCAAACTTCTTGGCAGGTAAGCCAATTCAAGCTGACGCATCAAACGCTTACGGTATGACGTTGTTGCAAAACTTTATCGGAGCTGACAAGGTAATTTCATTGGGTTCAATTCCAGAAGGAAAGGTATTCACGACGGCCGTTGATAACATTGTTTTGGCTTACTTGGACATGCAAAAGTCTGATTTGAGCCAATACTTCGTTGATTACACTGACGAAACTGGTTTGTTGGCTGTTGTATCAAGCAAGAACACATCAAACTTGACGCTTGAAGCAACATTTACTGGTGCTATGAAGTTGTTCGTTGAAATTCCTGATGGTGTGGTTGCTGCAACGTTGAATGTGGGGACAACAGATACAACTAACGACCAATCATTGTAAAGGGGTGGTTTTAGATGAAGCAAATTAAGTTAGTACAAGCGTTTAACGACTTGGAAACTGGATTGCATTACAACGCTGGTGACATGTACCCACGATACTTGGAGCCAACGCCTGAACGTGTTGCTTTTTTGCGTGAACACGGAGTATTTGAGGAAGTTGACGAAGGTACTGGAGAAACTTTTGAAAAGCCAACTGATAAGAATACAGTTGATGAAATCAAAGGTTATTTGGATCAAGTAGGAATTGAATACGACAACGCGGCTAAGAAGGCTGATTTGTTGGCTTTGATTACCGATTAGGAGGTGTCACGTGGCTGAAGATACTTTGAGTAAGGTTAAGTTATTGCTTGGTATCAAGGACGAGCTACAAGATGAGTTGCTGACGTTGCTTGTTTCGGACAGCCAGGAACGTCTTGTTAGTTATATCAACCAAGACAGTGACACTGATATTAAATTTCCAACTGGTATTGATTGGGTACTGCGAGAAATCACAGTACGCCGATACAACCGTATTGGGGATGAAGGTAAGACGTCATCTAACGAAAGTGATGTATCCGTGTCATGGCGTGATGATGATATTGCAGACTACGCAACGTACTTGAATAAGTACCGCAAAAAGCGTGGTGGTCGGGGCATTGCGAGGTTCTATTGATGAGATATGAAAACCGAGTGAAGTTGACAGTCAGGACGCCTTCAAGTGACCCTGACAATGAATACGAAGAAGAAACAACCGATTGGATTGAAGCGCATGTTACTGGTGTTTCGTCACAGGTGAACATCAATGTGTTTGGTTCTTACAAATCAGATGCAGCGGCTATCCATTTAAAAGGGCATTATTCTGGCGTACAGAACGTTTTAATCAATGGGGTTGCTAGGAAGCCACAGGCGGTTATTAACACGCGACAAAACACTGTGCTAGTTATACAGGGGGTGTAACCATGGGACGCAATGGTGTAACGATTAACTTTAGTGGTCTTGATGATTTAGTTAAGGGGTTCAGTCGTCAACCGGCAGTTATTAAGAATGAGGCGACACGTATTATCAATACGGTAGCCGGAAAAGTCGAAAAGACTGCCTATCAGAATTCGCCGAAGGATACGGGTTATCTCTCACAACACATTATGGCTGAACCGAAGGGTGCACTTAATGCGCAAGTTATCGCAACCGCAAACTATTCAATTTACCTAGAAATGGGAACACGTAAAGCTCCGGCGCAACCTTACATGGGACCTGCCGTTAAAGCACATGAAAAAGATTTGTACACCATGCTATCAAACTTGTTAAAGGAGGGGATACGTTGACTTATTCACCATTTGTTGACCTATTGAAGGATTTGGAAAAGCGAGTAACTGACCAGGTTAACCTGCCAGTGTACCGTGTATTACCAGACCCAGAACAACCAGAACCGTTTGTTGTTTTAAGTGATCATACTGATAACGACTTGGCACTGAAAACAGGGTTAGCGGCTAGTGATACGTCACTATCGGTTCACGTTTTCTATCCTGCGAATAGTCGTATCAAGTTTGAAGATGCGTTGTACAAGTTGCGTGGCGTCATTGCACAGTCAAACCGTGTAATTAACGTCAGTACCAGTCAGACGGTGTTTGATAATTCAATCGGACGTGATGTTTATCATGCTGTAATCAGCGTGAGAGCAATTATTTAAGAGGAAATATGGCAGATAAGTTTATTGATAATGGTGTGGAGCAAACTAAGGGTAACCCAATCCTTGCCAAGATGATTTGGTACTTTTTGCAAGCTACTAACGCACCAGTAGGAAGTAAGGCAGTGTTGCCTGCAGCACAAACCAGCGGAACGTTGACAATTGGTGGTGACTCAATCGACGAGCAAACGAAGTTCGGTCGTGTTGTTTTGCCATCAACTAATGAAGACTCAATTGATTTGGAGTCATACGTTGTGCCGGGTGATAAGGCAATCGATATTATTAAGAATGCAAAGCACGACGGTAAGCAAGTTAAGGTTTGGCGTGTGGTTGTTGATGATCGTGTTGCCGAGACTGAAACAGATGCCGACGGTAAGGCGCACAAGGTATTCCCGGCTGATTTCGGGTACGGAGTTGTTGATGAGTTGGAGTTGGACGACGGAGATGACATGGTTTCAGCATCATACACGTTGAATATCTTGGATAAGTTGAAGACTGGTACATTCCCACTTACTGACGAGCAAATCGCAGCGTTGAAGGACATGTACGAGTTCGAGCGGCCAGGAGAGACGACTGGTGACTTCGGACCAGAGACGGACGGCACAACAGACGTACCGGCACTTTAATTTTTTAGGGTTCTCATTAATTTGGGAGCCTTTTTATTATGTCCGAAAGGGCGCCAAAAATATTTTAATTACGAGGTAAAACAAATGGCTATTGAATTGAACATTAAGGGTAAGCAAGTAACAGGCAAGTTTAACTTTGGGGCTTTCTACAAGGCAAACAAGTTGCTGTCAACCGAGCAAGACGGCGTTAGCAATGGTGATGGAGCGGTGAACTTGTTCTACGGAATTGTTACAGAGGATGTGATGATGTTGCCGTCAATGATTGCGGTATTGACACCAACAAAGCTGACTGACGAACAGTTGAGCGATTCCGTTGATGCAATGGTTGCTGCACATGACGGAGATATTGATGCGGTGTTTGACGAGATTAAGGGAGAGTTGCAAGACTCAGGTTTTTTCGCAAAGGCGGTCAAGAACCAAATCAAGTCAATGGACATGGTTCGGGACGCGCTAATGGAGAAGGAGGACGCAACGGAAGTTCAAAAGAAGGCATTCGACGATATGTTGAACACGTTGAAAGAAAACGTCTAATCGTTGAAGCTTCACGCCAAGGTATTACTGATATTCCTTACATTTTTTCGCTGTATAAATGGGAACTTGAAGCGTTGTTTGAAGGTGCTGCAATGGCAAGAATTGACTCTGAAGAACGACAAGCTGTCTACCTATTCAACCAGCGATACGTTGAAAATGCGAAGAAGCCGAAGATGAAAAAGATATTTGACCGCGCCAAGTTAGAGCGCAGCGTTAGAAATATTTTTGAGCCAAGCAAGGACGAACGAAAGTCTGAGCGTCGGCGATTATATGATCGAGTGCGCAAAGCATTTTCATAATGAAAGGAGGAATTGAATGTATAACGGTGGAGAAGTTATTGCACACATTGGTGCTGATATTAGCGAATACACCAGTGCCATGAAACAGATTGGTAAGGATACGACAGCCAATCTAGGAGGCGCACAAAAGGTTGCATCGACCGTTGGTAAAACAATGATTGGTGTGGGTGCTGCGACAACTGTGATGGGAGTTAAGTCACTGAAAGGCTTTGGTGAATTTAATCAAAGCTTGAACTCTGCCGCAGTTATCGCGGGTGGTACGTCGAAAGACATTGATGGATTGGCCGACGTTGCGAACCGAATGGGTGCTGAATTGCCACTGAGTGCGCAAGACTCTGCTGATGCCATGGTCGCTATGGCACGAGATGGTGCGTCAATCAGCGACATTAAGAAAGAGTTCCCGTCAATCGCACAAGCTGCGACTGCTGCAGGTTCTGATTTGCAACAGACAGCCGGTGTTGTACAAAACGCCATGAATATTTGGGGTAAGTCGATTGGGTCACCACAGCAAGCGGCTGCAACGTTGGTGACAACAGCCAATTTGTCTAATGCTTCAGTTGAAGATATGCAACACGCTTTGGCAACAATTGGAGCAACAGCTAATTTGGCTGGTATGTCTATGCAAGATACGTCTAGTGCAATTGGTTTGCTGACAAATCAGGGGTTCAGTGCGGCTGATGCTTCACAAGATTTGAACCACGCTATTTTGCAGATGATGGCTCCGTCTGATAAGGCAAGCGGATTGATGAAAGATTTAGGGTTGAGTTTCAAGGATTCCCACGGAAACATGAAACCGTTCAAGCAGATTGCCCTTGAAGTTGCAAAGGCCACTGATGGAATGGGAAAGGCTGATAAGGCTGCGGCGCTTAAGACTATTTTCCACTCAGCCGGTATGAAGGCTATGGTGCCTATCATGAAGGCCGTGGAAGATAAAACTGGCGACACCAAGACAAGTTGGGATGCGTTCACTGGTGCTGTTAACAAGTCGACGAGTTCTCAAAAAGTCGCCTCGAAGGTTTTAGAAGAGCAAGCCAACGAAATGCAAAAGAACGTTGGAGCCAAGATTGAACAAGTTGGTGGTAATTGGGAGTCGCTATCGAATAAGGCAATGGCATCCAAGAGTGGTGTCTCAAGTACCTTGCTAGACTGGACAAACAACACGTTGAATTGGGCACAATCAAGTGATTCGGGTTTTGCTAAGGTGACACGTGACTTTATCGGTCTTGCACCTGTAATCGGGCCAGCGACAACTGCAGTTGGTGGTTTCTTGGCAAGCGCTGGGAAGATTACTGGCACAGTGTCGGCCGCTGGTAAGGGGCTGTGGAATGCTGGAAAAGCAACTAGTAAATTCTTAGGGAAGGTTTCTGATGCAGGTGGTTTCGTAAGCTGGATTAAGAACACAAAGTTGTTCACGTTGGCTAACAAAGCAAATACTACTGCCACAGTTGCAGAAACAACAGCACAAAAAGGACTCAATACTGCTGTGAAGGCAAATCCAATGGGAATCATTATAACTGCAATAGCTTTGGTTGTTGCGGCATTAGTGGCTTGGTTGACACAAACTAAAAGTGGACAGGCCGCTTGGAAAAACTTTACGTCGTGGCTGTCCGATACATGGTCGGGCATGGTAACGTTCTTCCAAGGTGTTTGGAACTCAATCACCACTCTGTTTAGTTCAGCAATGGATGGTATTAAGTCTGGTTGGCAGGCAACGGTAACGTTCTTCAGCAATTTGTGGAGTGGAATTGTAAACGTCTTCACGACGATTTGGAGCACTATCCAAATGGGCTGGCAAAACTTCACATCAATTGTGAGCGGTCTATGGCAATCTGCTGTGGGCGTGTTCAGCACAGTTTGGTCAGCAATTACAACGTTCATGCAACCGATTATCGACACAATCGTCGGACTTTGGAACAACTTCACAACTACGATTTCGGGTATCTGGAACGGGATCATCAAGATTGCGTCTGGTATCTGGGGATTGATTAAGGCAGCAGTCATGGGTCCTATTCTGTTGTTGCTTGATGCAATGACGGGTAATTGGAACCAAATGAAGGAAGACGCTGTAATGATTTGGAACAGCGTTGTTGATAGCGTCAAAAGCATTGTTAGTGGTTTGGCGCAAGCAATTTCAAGCTACGTCACTGGTATCTCAAACTTTGTTTCAACGATTTGGAATGCAATTGCCAGTGTTACGTCTAAGGTTTGGAATGCAGTCAAGGACGCTGTCGTTGGATTTGTTTCTGGTATTTGGCAAGATATTCAAAATATCTGGTCAGCTATCCCAGGATGGATTGATGGACTTTGGAATAACGTGAAGAACGGTGTATCTAACGCATGGAATTCTATGTGGCAGGCTATTGTTAGTTTTGCTAAAGGTATCATCAATGATATTCAAAACATTTGGAACTCAATTCCAGATTGGATTTCTGGATTATGGAACAACGTAAAGGATGCCGTTGTAGGTGCATGGAACGGAATTTGGCAAGGGGCTGGCAACTTTGCGAATGGTGTTGTGAACGATATTAGTAAGGCATGGAATGGATTAGCTAATTGGATTGGTGGTTTATGGAATGGCGTAAAGAATGCAATTTATGCAGCAATGAACATTAATTTGTACGATGCCGGTAGGGCAATCATGATCAGCTTCTGGAATGGGCTTGTTTCGCTTTGGAATAAGGTGCAGAAGTTCGTTGGTAACATTGCGCAATGGATACGTGACCACAAGGGGCCAATTAGTTATGACCGCAAGTTGCTTATTCCAGCTGGTAGAGCGATTATGACCGGATTTAACGACGCGCTGAACGATACGTTTGGGGATGTTAAAAAGTCTGTTTCTGGTTACGCAGACCAAGTTTCTGATGCATTTGGCAGTGTTGATTTGTCCAACGTACAGTCTCAATTACAGGGTGTACACCAAATGATGAAAGACCAGCTTAGTGCAAATGCTAACGTCACTGCTAGCACACAACTTGCTGGAGCTAACGGTATGACGTTCGGTGCTGAACTTGATGATGATGTCTTGAATGCACCTAGTGCAGTAGTTGAAATTGAAGTCCATCAAGAGTGGGACGGTAACAAGGTGCGTACATACTTGGCTAATAAGGATGCACGTAACGAAGCAAAGGTTAAGTTGATCAATAAGCGTTAGGAGTGCTCAATGGATTTATTAATTAAAAAAGGTGACGTGCCACAACGTTTATCGGAACTTGGCGTGATTGTGACTGATATTTCGAGTGGAACACCTAGTCTAGACATTCAGACACAGAGCGTTGCTTTTAAAAACGGTAAAAAATTTCAAAATGCTACGCACAGCGAGAAGGCAATCACAGTGACTGGTTATTACTATGCGGCCGGCATTGAAGCTGACTTAGGAATGCAAGATAAGTTGAATGGTGTCTTCGGTAGTCTTGAACCGTACTTCATTGCAGAGATGATTGAGGAACGTCAGGATATGTATGGTTATGAACGGCCGGGCGAAAGTCAAAATCCGATTATGCAACAGTTGAGTAATGACGGCGTACAAGACCAAATGGTGACATACGTTGATTACAACCATTCTGCATACAAATACGGGTTTATCGTTTTGTTATCTGATGTAATTGACTACGAGACACAAGGAAAAGTAGGCGATAGCATTCTAACGAAGGTTACGTTGAGTTTTGTTACAACAGGCGTACCGTACGGTATTACAGAGCCAGTTGATATTGATTTAACGGGTCAAACGTCTATTCATTACGCTGGAACGACAGGTGTTTCGCAGTTTGATTGGCCGTTTTACTTCGAGTTAACAGCGAGTGAAGCCCAGGGTTATACGTTTGATTTCACGGTTGGTAAGCAAAAGTTCACCTATACCGCTAAGGGAAAAGTGACGATTAAGAAGGGGGATGTGTTCTTATTGAACGGTATCTCCTTCAAACTTAATCAAGCGAATATTAACGATCAAACAAATATCCAGGAATTTGAGTTGCTACCATCCGACACGTTGCAAGTGCCGTTTCAGACAACGTTCAAGGGCGACGTCATCATCAAAAACAAAGTTGATTTTTATATCTAAGGAGGTTTTATGCTTAAGTTTAGAGACCCTCAGTCGAATATTCAGTTAGCTGAAGCAGAGTTGACGTATAAAGAAGCGGTTAATGGTGAGAAGTCACTGACTGGAACTATCTACAGTAATGACGAAGTGTTGCATCAAATGGAACGTGGCTGGTCAGTAATGTTCAATGGTGATTGGTACTATATCACTTACGTTGCGCCAACTGACGGTGGTAACTCAATTACGGTTGAGTTTGACGCAGTACACGAGTTCTTTTTCAAGATGAGTAAGTCGGTTGCTTACGGTACTCTCAAAGATGGTTCACACACGGCTAAAGAATACTTAGATTTTGTATTCAATGGTTCAGGGTATTCATACACGTTGTTGTCACAAGTTGATGCTTGGGAGAAACAAAGCTTCGGTGATAAGAACAGGCTGGCGCTGTTTAATGACTTGATAAGCGACATGGAAATGGAGTTTTCAATTGCTGATTCTGGTCGCATTATGATTACGTCAGAAATAGGGCAGGATTTATCAACAATCGTGCGAAAAGGGTTCAATTTGCAAGAGTTGAATTTGGAGTACAATGTTTCTGATTTCGTAACCTATGCCAAAGGGTTTGGTGCTTTTATTGATAAAGATGATGAGAGTAAGGGACGTTATGAAGCCGAGTATACAAGCCCGCTTGCGTCGGTTTATGGAAAACTTGAAGCTGATCCAATTACTGACGAACGTTATACCAAGACGGCATCATTGCAGGCTGCACTCAAAAAAGCAGTAGATAGTTCCTACTCAATTTCGGTTGGTATTTCGTTAGAAGAGTTGCAGAATGCCGGATACGATTACGAATCACCGGTACCAGGTGATTATATTCTGGCAGTTGATGAGCAATTGGATTTCAACCAGCGTATTCGTATTATCAGCGTTGAAGAACAGTACAACATCTATGGTGAACGTATTAGTTCAAGCGTAGAAGCTGGGTCTCTTAGTGCAACAAAACAAAAGTTAGATGGTTCTGAGTCGAATTCAGTTGTTTTAGCGTTAAGTCACGCTACAGAACAGGCCGATAACGCGGTGAAGACTGCCAATGGTAAGAACGCTAGTTACTCTGGTCCAAACCAGCCACAGAACCCACGAGAAGGGGATATGTGGTGGTATGACAATGGATCGGGTACATCATTCATGAAGCAGTATACCAATGGTGAGTGGGTGATATTGATCGATAGTAACACGAAGCAGAATATCGAAAAAGCTGTTGATAGTGCGATTGAGACCTCTCATACTTACACCGATGAACTAAACGAAAAGCAGGTTCAGACTACCAACGCACTTAATGAGAAAGTTGATAAATCTGTCAAAGAATTAACTGATAGTCAACAAGCTATTTCTAGCCAAGCGACTGCGTACACAGACAGCGCTGTTGCTGACGCTAATGCTAAGGCTGTGCAAATCGGTCAAACAACTGCTCAAAACGCCCAAAAAGCATTGGATGAAGCTAGAAAAGACTTCACTAGTAGTTTTGCCAGCCAAGCTAGTCAAACAGCTTCGATGGCTAGTGATGCGAACTTAAAGGCAAGTCAATATGCAAGTCAAGCAAAGTCGGAAGCTGTTTCAGCTGCTAAGAGTGCCGATGGAGTAGTTAGAACAGAGTTTAAGTCAACAACCGACTCAATGACTGCTACTATTCAACAAAATAAGTCAGACGCTGATGGAAAAATTAGTACGGCGCAAACGACAGCGACACAGGCGCTTGATGGTTTATCAACAAAGGTATCGCAAACTGAATACAACACAAAAACCGGTCAACTGCAAACTGACTTAACTGCGACAACACAAACGGCTAATCAAGCCAAGACGGATATTGTTTCGATTAAACAAAAAGACGGCGAACAAGATGAAAAAATGAATTCGATTGTATCTGACGTCAACGGAACAAAGCAAACTGTAAGCGATTTGCAAACTATCCAAGGTAAGCAGTCTGGCGACATTGCCACACTCCAATCTCGTGCCGACGGATTTGAAGCAACGGTAACTAAGGTTAACAATTTATCTGTTGGTGGACGTAATTATATCTTGAACTCATCTGGAATAGATGCAACAGATAATTTTAAACCAACTTTAATTGGTAATAAGAGTTCGGTAAATGATGCGTCTATAATTTACACATCTGAAAGTATTGTAATAAAAAACAAGGCATCATCATCGCAATACGGTTGGTTTTATGCACTAGCAAACAATGGGACTATCCTTAATGACAGTCCAGTCACATCTGGACAAACATATACATTGTCGTTGAAGGTAAGAGGTAGCGCCAGTCAAGTTGCTTTGCGCTGGGGAAGCACCATTGGAGCTTATAACAGCGGAATAAAATTTTATAACATTTCAGATAGTTGGACAAAAATTTATGCAACATTTTCAATTAGCAAGGGTGCAAAAGATTTATTCTTGCGAATTCAAGGTGCTGTTAATAACCAATATTTGAATGGTTTTACTGGCAGTGAATCATTTGAATTTAAAGAGGTTAAATTTGAGTACGGTAACGTTTCAACTGATTGGACACTAGCGCTAGAAGATTTAGAGTCAGCAACAGCAATAGCACAATTAACTGCTGACCAAGCCACTATTTCAATTAACAACTACAAAACAGATGCTGACGGTCGCATTAGCAAAGCGCAAGCTGACATTGTAGCAAACGCTAACGCGATCACGCAAAAGGTCAGCCAAAGCGATTACAACGCTAAGACCGGAGAGCTGACACAATCAGTATCTAAGGCGCAACAAACTGCCGACACGGCAACGCAAACAATCGGAACTTACAAAGAGTCGAACGATAAGCGTGTAGCTACCGCTGAAACGAATATCACGGCTAATGCTGACGCTATCAAGTTGACTGCAAGTAAGACAGAAGTGGATGCAGCGACAGGCGAGATTAAAAGCGACATAAGTACGCTTGAACAACGTGCTGACGGAATTGAAGCAGATATAAAAAACTCTAATGATGAAATTGCGCGTGTTAAATTAACAGCCGACGGATTATCAGAGACAATCAACGATCCGACAACCGGAATTGCCACACGTTTGCTTACAGCAGAAGGAACCATCACAACAGTCCAAGACGAAACTAACGAACTTACTTCTAAGCAGACGCTTACGGCGAACGGTTTGACACAAGAAATTGCTGACAGAAAAACCGGCGACAGTAACACGCTACAAGCTGGTAAGGACTTTACGACAAGCCAAATCACCAGCTATGACACAGGAATGCAAAGCCGACTTACGCAATTCAGTGATGGAATTATGGCACAAGTTTCGGCAACTAACTTGATTGTTGACTCTTCATTTGTAAACGCACTTGTCAATTGGACGGTATCGGGCGACGTTTCTTGGAAGATTGATACAGGAAATATGCACGAAGGTGTGCGAGTTGCGAAGTTTGATAACGGCGACACTGTGTTCGATAGGAAAACAGCCACTTTAACAAGTATTCCAATTTACACGATGAATCTAGGCGGCACACAGTTCTACGCTAGTTTTGATTTGCACGCAAAGTCTTTTGGAACAAGCGCTTATTTCAAGGCTGAAATTGTCCAAAAAAATAGTTCTGGAACAACGACAAAAACAACTGCCATTGGTGGATCGTTTGACACGGCTATGTCTGATTGGACAAACTATACTGCTAACATCACTCTTGACCCAGCAACAACACAGCTTTATTGGCAATTTACACAATACGGTGGCGGAGTGATTTATGTATCAAGGCCTTATCTTGGTTCGGTACAATTACAAAAAAATGCGTATATTGCTGGTGCAAGCACTGACAATTCTTCAACGCTTAAATTATTCAACAATTTTTTCGCATTCGGTATTCAAGCCAATACCGGTGCTTTGATTGCAGGTATTAACGGAGATTCATCTGGATTAAACATCGTAGGTGAGAAAATCACGATTACTGGTGATACCACCTTTATTGGTAAGAACTTCATGGACGGCGCACTGATTAAGAACGCCTCAATTGGGGAAGCACAAATTGCAGACGTTTCAATCACCAACGCTAAAATTGCCAGCCTTGATGTGAACAAGATCTCTGGTAACGTGTCGAACTTTATTCAATCCAATTGGAACGGAAAATATGGATCTACCACAATCGACGCAAACGGAATGAAGGTTGATACAAATGGGGTTAACACACAGTTTGGAAGTTCGGGCATGGCACTTAATATGACCGGCGAGTCAGTGGGTGGTATTGGTGTACAAGGGTTTGCTGGCAAGCCGTCAGATTACCAAGGCTTGACTTTTTGGTTAGATGGTAATGCTGAATATATGGCTTGGGGAGCCAGAAACAGTGGCGCAACTTCTGGTAATCCTATTACTAAACTGGGTTGGTTCAGAAACGGTTCAAATCCAATTGGTACGTATCCCGGATTTAATTTTGATGATGATGTTATTTTTAACAAAGGAATTAACGTTCCGGGCGCAACAAACAGAAAAATTATTTTTGGAACAAAAAATTTCCAAAATTATAATTATCCATACTTTGGTGACTCACAAGCAGAAGCTGGATGGGCGTTCGGAGGATCACAAACTTACATGATTTCAGGAACAACTTATTACAACGCTACTAAGGTAATTGCGGCATTAAACGGATTGGGCGCCGTTAAAATACCATCTGAACTCAACTCGGATGGAACTGTTAAAACTTGGTTCAACGTCACTTTATAATATAGGAGAATAAAAATGGAACAATCACAACAACAAACTTTGCAAAATCTTGGTTTCGAAATCGCTAATAAGGCAATTGAAAACGCACAGTTACGGGCGCAATTAAGCGTTTTGCAGGGTGAAAATGAACAATTGAAGTCACGAATTGAAGAATTAAGTAAGGAGGGTGTAAACAATGACTAACATCAACAAGACAACACAATTCAACGAACAACTATCAATTAAGGCAGAAGATGGCGGAACGGTGAACTACGCAACTTTGAGCGGTTCAATTGACCAGTATGGTGTGCCATCAATGAGTTATTACATTTCAGATGGTGTTATTTATCGCGAACACTTGTCTGATTTCCGAACATCTTGGTCGGATTTCCAAGACACTGTGTTTGCAGAATCCGATAAGGTTGTTGCCAGCTTTGAAAAGTAGTGGGGTAGAGTTATGAACTTTTTCCCACATGACATCGCAGGTTGGTTAACAGTTGTCGGCTCATTATCTGGTGCGATGTGGTTTGTCATTCAAAACACGTTCGTTAAGTCTATGAATAACTTGAATAAGGCGATTACTGGCTTACAAGAAACTTTACAAATTTATGATCGTCGGATTGATGACCATGAGACACGAATTCGGTTGCTAGAAGATTGGAGAGAACATCACGATGACAACGAATAACTTAATAACCTTTGCAGAAGCGCTATGGCAATCAGGTATTGCTCCAGCGCTTTTAATTTTGGCCATTGGTTGGGCTTCAGAACGGGTTACCCGTAACAAGCGGCTAGCAAATTTGCTTGGTATTGCAGAAGCTGTGGTTAAGTGGGCCGAGGTGACCTTTGACGGTGGCCAAACCCAAAAAGCACAAGCAATCAAGTCGATTACAGATTACCTGATTAAGGCTGACAAAGCACATTTGTTCACTGCTAAGCAGATTGATGAGGCAATTGAATGGGCTGTTGGAAAGATGAAGGAGGCAGAGAAGTAAAATGAATAAAACAATGAAATTGGTCGCACTTGGGGCGGCCTTTTTGTTTGGAACAACGCTTGTCAGTGATCATACGGTGCATGCAGATACGCCACGAACTGACATGGTGGACGTGTCGAACCACAACGGACAAATGACGACGCCTGAGTTCGTGGATATGCGAAACAACCATGGTGTGAAGTCGATTGTAACCAAGATTTCAGAAGGTACAACCTATCATGACTGGACTGCTGCCGGAAACATTCGAGCTGCACAAGAAGCTGGATTGTATATCAACGGGTATCACTATTTGCATGCAACAACGGTAGCTGGTGCGATTGCTGAGGCTGATTATGCTGTGGCTATGGCCCAAGCTGACGGTTTACCAGTAGGAGCAGTTTTGGTGGCTGATGTTGAAGAACCAGCACAAATGGCAATGGGTGCAAATATGCAGGCGGTTGTAACAGCGTTCGAAAATGAGGTTCAAATTAAGGGTGGGTTCCGTACCACCGCTTACACTATGGGTTCGCATCTTGAAGTAACGCCATACGGTGAAAAGTCATGGATTGCTTCATATCCTTACACACCAACTTCAACTCAAAACTACTACTCAACTGAGCACGCGTGGCAATGGGGTTCAAATGGTTATTTCCCAATGTCACTAGGTCGCTTTGACGTTAACCAGTTGTATGACAATTTCTTCACTGCTGACCAAGCGGTGATTAATAAGAACCTTGGTGATGGTGCTACCGTTTGGTCTAAGAATGGCATTTGGTATACCGACAAGTCATTCAAACACAAGGTCAACGGTATCAAGAAGCACATGGGTTCTTATTGGTCATTTGCTAACGGTAAATTGATCAAGTCTAACTGGACGAACTCATGGGGACTTCACTATTGGTCAGACGGTGACGGTAAGTTAGTACAGGGTGAGGGAGATTGGCACGGCTATCACTTTAACTTTGGAACTGACGGCACGTTCAATGCCAAGTCGGCAACTGTTAATAATTTAGCTGACATCATTAAATTAAAAAATTAAGCGAATCAACTTGCCACATATTGTGATAAATTGCCAATAATAGGCTGAAAAATATCGCATATGCACCTGTTTTAGTCACGGTTCCTTGTTAGATTTATTTATTGATTCTATTGCTAACTAAGTTTATTTTATTTACTTGTGTGTAAAAGGGTGGTACAGTTTTCAGAGCTAATACACATATATGGAGTTGGTCATGGTCACAGTTACAACAGTTTACGAACAAATGAACGCAGGAACAACATCTCCCATGCTTGTTGAAGATGCTGAACATAAAAAATACATTATGAAGTACATCCATGACGGATGGGAAGGAAAGTTCTTGTTTAACGAACTTATTTCAGCAAGAATGGCAGAATATTTAGGCCTTCCCACCCCGGCTTTTAAGATAGGCAACCTCTCTAAATCTATAATTTCAAACAATGTAGTGTTAAGTTCATTAAATGCACAATCAGGTTCCGTTTTTCTGTCAGAGTATAGAAAGGGAATTACGATTCAGAATGATAAAATCTTGGCACATGCAAAAAACAATAAAAAATATGGGGATATTATTTTTTTTGACCAGTTATTAAATAACGTTGATAGAGGACAAAATGAAGGAAATTGGTTTTTTGACCAAAAAACCCATAGATTAATGATTTTTGATCATACACATGTATTTAGAATAGGGCAATTATGGGATCAGATATCTTTGCAACAAGACCAAATTCTGCCAATGGAAATTCGGCCTGAATTTTCAGAGTCGTTGTATTTAAATATCCTTAACAATATTACTGAAGATACTCCTTTTTATGGAATAACAAGGAAATTAGCTCGACTTGATGATGTTAGTATTGCGCAGATGATTCAGGATGTACCAGCAGAGTGGGGTATACTACCTGAAGATATGAGCGCCATGGAACAGTTTTTAAATTTCCAGGTTGGTAATGCAACAACGATTGAAGGACTATTGAATTCACACTTGAAATGGGTTGGGAAGTGAGGGAAATCATGAAAAAATTATTTTATAGTGTGTTGAGATATGTACCGGATTTAATTCGCGCCGAAAATATGATTGTTGGCTTAGTTATTCATGTACCAAATGATAAATATTCACATTTTTTTGGATTAAAAAACATATCGCGTCTTAAATCTTTTGATGATGAATATGATTCAGAATATCTGAAAATAGTAATGGAATCATTGCTTTACGAGTTTTCATATGGTAATGGCATCTCAGAAGAATTTTTTGGTGTGAATGATGAACAAAATTCTAACTTGGAAACTATTATTAACAGAGAGGACTTTTTAAAAATTAAAACTTCCTCGTATTCAAACGAATTTATTTTCGATGGTGTCAATTCATTAAGTTACGAAGATGAAGATCTTGAACAAACAAAAAAAGATCTGTATAAGACTTTTTTGTACTATGATAGTCCCAAAAGCGATAGAATCACTAAGCAAAAGGCTACTGCTTTACTTAATCGACAAGTTAAAACGTCTGGTGTTAAGAAAACTAAAGCTGATGAAGTTGGTGCATTTAGAGATGTTGCATTTGATTTAAAGGCTAACAATATTCCGATTAAAGTTATAAGTTTTGATTACACTAAGGACAAATCATTGACAGGCATTTTAAAGTCAACGATGTTTGATATTCAAACCTCAATAAAGAAGTATAATTTTGAAAAAGTAGTTATTGTTACTATTTTAGGTGATGAACATTCTCGTGAGTTACATGAATTCATTAGGTTAATTGATGATATGAGTCATAATCTTAGCACAAAAATAGTGGTAACTGACTTATCGAAACTACAAGAAGTATTATAATTTAAAATCCCGCTGGACTTGGATTAACTTCCTTGTCTGGCGGGATTTTTATTGTATTGTTAATGTTTAAATTCGCACCAGATTCGCACCAATAACGTCATGAAGTCAGTTCTGTAAAGGGTTTTTGCATACCATCCTGAAATGATGTTCGAACGTGATAAGACACATTTGCGCGTCTTCCAAGACTTTGTTGATTATGTGAATGCACAAAAGTGACGAATAGTTAGTGATTCGCTATAATGAAATCATTACAAAAATGAGGCGGTGACAATCATGTCATTATCACTAACAGATTTGCAACGCGAACAACCCCGTCAAGTGCCATTGGCCAACTGGCAGGATGTATTGCAAGCAGAAC